GACCTGACGGGATTCGGCGACACGGGAAAGCGCCGCCGCGTCGGCCTGCTCGACCTGACCGGCTCGCTCAACGGCGTTCCCGCCGTCGATACTGCCGCCAGCACCACGACCGCGTCGTTTTGGACCGCGACATCCACGGCCGCGCTGACGCTGACGATCTACGACGGTGCCGCAGCAGCCGACGCGAAGATCGCCGCCAACTGCATCTTCAACAACTTCGCCTTCAATGTCGACAAGAACGGCGACAGCACGATCACCTGCAACTTCTCGAACGGCGACGGCACCGCTCCCGTCGTGACATGGCTCGTCTGAGGACAGCATGAGACCAGCAAATACAGAGGACATCGTGATGGCCTTCGGCGGGCCGTCCGACAACGACTGGATCGTGACCATCGTGCAGGTCGACGGCCGCACATGGTCGCGACGCATCAATCCCGGCACGGTCTCGGAAGAGGCAGCGCTGGGATTCGCGCTTGCGGCGAGCGGCGTCAGGCCGCATGAGGTCGACATCTGGCGCATCAGGCGCGCGGGAGACCGCAAGATCGTCATCGATGATCCGTTCGCCGCGCTTCTCAAGAGGAGGCATGGATGATCCGTGTGGCACCGTGGGAGGTCGCAGGCGTCACCGTGCGCCCGCTGACCGTCAGACAGCGCATCGGCCTGAGCGAGGCTCTGGCGTCTCGCAGGGCCAAGGACGCGGCCGAGGATGCCATCGCCTGCGGGATGTCCCGCGACGAGGCCATGAAGGCCGCATCGAAGGCACGCGAGGACGCGCGGGTGTCGAGCGCGATCGTTCTGGAGGCGTTCACGCCGGCAGGTTCGATGGCAGTCCTCGATGTCGCGGCAGGCGTCGACGGTGCGTCGAGGCTGGCCGCATCGCTCGACCTCGCTGCGCTGTCGAATCTCGCCTGCGAGTGTCTCGGGATCGACATCGAGGCGGCGGCCGAGACGGCCGCGCGGTCTCAGGGAAAAGTGGAGGCCGCATCGGACCCGAGCGGAAGCGGGACTGGTTCGGCCACGCACAGCTGATCGCGAAGATCGCGCCGGGACTCGGAAATCCGCTCGACCTTCCGTGCGCCGAGTTCGACGAGCATCTCCGCATCGCAGCGAACGAGCGCAGCGATAGTGCCGATGATGACTGGGCGCGCAGGTATGTAGAGCAGCAGCGATGAACGCAGGCGAGATCAACATCGCAGTGACGGCGTCGATGGACAGGTTCCAGGCGACGATGAATGCCGTCAAGGCCGAGTCGCAGCAGACTGCCTCGCAAGCAGGAGGCTTCTTCAAGAACAAGTTTTTTTCCGAACTCGGAGCGAAGCAGGGCAACAAGATCGGAGAGATGCTTGGGGCTGCGGTCGGGATCGGAATGGCCGATCAGATGGTCCGCAAGATCGCCGATGCGATGAAGAATGACAAGAGCATCGGAGAGGCGATGCTGGAATCGATTCGTGCGCTTCCGCTCGTCGGAAGCATGTTCTCTCTCGGCGAGGCGCTCGAAGCCAGGATGAGCGGGCGGATGCAGGACGAGGCCGAGGCACGCGCGGCCAATCAGGCAGCGCGCGAGTTGCAGGCCCAGTACGACAAGGAAGACGAGGAGCGGCGCAAGCGGATCGCAGACCGAGAGAAGGAAGTCGAGGACTCGAAGAGAAATCAGGTGTCGCTGGAGCGTCAGATCGCGGACATCGCGATGGCGCGCGAGATCGCTTCGCTTGAGGCCGTCGGAGACAAGGATCTTGTCGCGCGCCTGAACGCCGAGAAGTCGCTCGTCGATGCGCGCCGCAAGTTCGAGGACGACTTCAACAAGGCTAAGACCGTCGAGGAGCAGAAGCTCCTCTATGCGCGGCACGACCTTGAGAAGAAGCTGATCTCGGACACGCTCGAAGCGCAGCTCGATGCCATCGCAGAGGACGCGCAGAAGAAGCAGCAGGAAGACAAGAAGCGTGCTGCCGCGCTTGCAGAGCAGGTCGACGAGGAGCGCAAGAAGGCGATGGAGGACCGCGAGACGCTGCTCCAGCAGGGCGTGCAGAGCGCCTCGACCGGAATCGGTGCCTACAGGTTCGACGCCTATCCGGCGACCATGAAGAAGATGATCGATGAGAACATGCTTCGCACGCTGCGCGAGATCAGCGCGAAGCTCACTGGCGGCGTTACCGCAGGATTCGCCTGATGCCGAGCTGCATTGAACTCAGCGAGACGAGGTCGAGCGCGACGAACTCGAACGGGAAGGTCAGCGCATCGCGGCGCTTCGCCGTCTGGGACGACTCGACTCCGATCACGACTCCGTCGACGATCCGCGATCTGTTCGGCACGACCGTAGGATCGACGGCTCTGCCAGATGTCGGCGAGATATTCCCTGGCGAGATCGATGTCTTCTGCGTGTCGTACTCCATCAAGCTGGTGCAGGAGTCGCGCAACCTCTGGAATGTCGACTTCCAGTACGAGTCGAGCGAGTTCGAGCCGTCATCCGAGAAGAAGCCGGACGAGCCGGGATATGTCGAGTTCACGACGAACCACACGGCTGAATTCCGCGATGCATGGCGCGTGGCTCCCGGCCTTGTGTTTCCCTCGCAGGGCGATGCAGGGATGAACAACGAATGCGGCGGGCAGAAGTTCGACACGGCTGGCGAGCCGCTGTCGATCATGCGGAAGTTCACGACGCTCGAAGTGACCGAGACGGTCCTGCTGTCGACGCTCGTCTACCGCTTGTCTCTCATCAACGCCGCGCGTGGCGCGCGAAACAACGACAACTTCTACGGTGGAGTGCCAGGCACCTTCCTTTATCTCGGCGGGCAGTCTTCGCGCATCTCGATCAGCGCGGCACGCCTGACGCATCGATTCCTGCACGACGACTGGTACCACATGATCCAGTCTCCATCACGCGGCCCAGACGGTCGCATCGCGCTGATGTCGATGCAGGACGGACGCCGCGTGGCCGAGTCCGTCTACTGGCGGCAGCCGTTCCCGAGCAAGGTCTCATTCCAGTCGATCAGCGAGAACTTCTGATGGCAAACGAAATCACGGTCACGATGAGGATCAATGTCGCGAACGGATCTCTCCGTCACCGCGAGGAACCCGGCCCGATTCAGGTCAACCAGAGCGGCACCACGGCGGCAGGCGGATCGCAGTCGATCCCGACGACCGCTGCCGGCACGGCAGTATCGGTCGGCAGCGTGTCCACGCTCGGATACGCGTACTTCCGCAATGTCGACACGACGAACTTCGTCGAGATCGGCGTTCAGGTCGGCGGCACCTTCTATCCGCTCATGCGGCTGAACGCAGGCGAGGCCGCGATCACGCGTCTGTCGCAGAGCGCGACGGTCTACGCGCGCGCCAACAATCTTGCCGTGAATCTCCAGTACTACATCCTCTCGAACTGATGTCGCTTCCTCGCTTCAACTCGGGAGAACTCGGAAAGTTGCGGTTCGATCATCTGAATCAGGTGTTCGACGCGGTTGAGGGCGGTACTCCGATCCGTCCTCCGAGCATGATCGAGCCTGACGGAGATATCATCGTCGCGCAGCTCGGGACGAGCCGAACGATCTTCAACGAGGCGACGCAGGTCGTGCGCGGCTACGAGTTCTCGTGGCGCGAGATCTATGTCGACGCGACCGACAGGATCAGCACCACGCCGAACGGAAGGTCTTCGAGCGGCCAAGGAGCATCGGGCAACTCAGATCCATACGCGGTTCCGGCGCGTTACTACAAGTCGCTTCTTGCGGGCATCGATCCCGAGGCACAGAAGCCGTTCACGGAAGGCACCGTTGTCGCGCTGAAGCAGGTCACATTCGAGAACGGCAAGCGCGGATGCCTCATCATCGGAGGCAGCGAGGAGCGCACTGCGTTCCACATGGTGCTCGACCATGTGCAGATCGCGAGGTCTTACTCAGCGCAGGACGGAGTGAGATACTACGAGGACCGCTGGCTGTACCGTGGATGGCGGTATGTCCTGTCGAGCTTCACGATTCCGGGCAGCAACTATGCGAGCTATGGATGGACGCAGGTGCCAGGGCAGAATCAGGAATTCCCGCCGCTGTTCTTCAACAGCATCGAATGGGTCGACGACACCAGCACCGTCATCTCGACGGGGTCGCCGAAGCGCGGAACCGATGTCGAGCGCAAGCCGCTGCGGAGCGGCCTGATCGTCGCGGTCCACAAGGATCCGCTCGGCGCGTTCAACTTCTGCTGCGTGCCGAACGGATATCAGATCAACTGCAACCAGTAGAGGAGCAACGATGGCAGAGCCAACGAGCCTGAACGCGATCGATGCGGCGGCAGCCGTCGCGCAGACGGCAGCACCGTCGCGCGAGACATACGCGGAGTACATGACGCGCGCCATGAGCGGGCAGCAGGCCGGCCCCGTGCGGGTCGGACCATACGCTGGTCCGATGTCTCCGAACATGCCGATCCCGCAACAGCGCGACACGCGCAGCTCGAAGCAGCGCCGTCTCGCGCGCGCGGCGGCAAAGACAGGCGATACGATCCTCTACGAGGCACCCGCCGACAGGCCCGCGATCGTCATGGGCATCTGGATCTGCTCGAGCCACAACAACGCGGTCGCGATCAGGCTGTACCACACAGAGCCGGGCGAATCGCCGGCTGTGTCCAATGCCCTGCTGCATGGTTACTCGCTTGCCGCGAACACCACGGTCCTCTACTCGCAGATCCAAGTGATGATGCAGCCAGGAGACAGGCTGTGGATCCGTGCGGCGACGGCGGATGTGGTCGCATTCACGGTGTACGGTATCGAGCCGTGAGCGCCTTTGAGATCGGACACCTCTGCTGCTGCCGTGGTGGAGACGGAGGCGGACCACCCGGTGTCCCGTGCGCCGAACTGCTCCAGTGTCCGACTCCGAAGATCGTGACGATCACATATGAGGAGATATCGTGGGACAGCAACGGCAGCTCGTCGATCTATAGGTCGACATGCACAGGTCCGGTCAACGGCATAGGAGTAAGGACAGAGTACTTCAACGCGACCCAGTATGTGCGCTACTTCAATGTGGGGACCGATTGGTACTACTACTGCGAGTATCCGCCATCTGATCCAAGGGAATATGGATGCTCGTACTGCATGAGCGTTCTATTCGGCTGCGACCTTCCATGCTCCTATCTCGAACTGTCATATCAGTACGAGAATACGACTCAGGAAAGCACGGTCTGCGCGAACTCCTGGTGCCAGGGTAGCGGACCGCTTGGTACCGATCCTCCGTTCCGATTCTGCTTTCCCGCGTGCAGGGTAGTCACTGGATCATCTGGGAATCAGTTGATCGAGGTCTACACGAACTGCGTCCCATCGGATTGCCCGCATCCGTATGAGGACTCCAATGCCACGGTGACCACGACTGGGTATCAGCCGGGTGGCACGGCCGAGAGCATCTGTGTTTGCGTTCCGCTGGCAGGTGGACCGAATCAGGTGATCGCCAGCCGCATGTGCGAGGATCCCGGTCTGACCTATGGAACCACGGCAACCATGTCCATCACCTACACCTAAGATCGCGCTCTGCATCTACAGGATGCGCGAGACGGTCTGCGGACATCCGACGGTGTACGGAGACACAGACGACGCTCGTTGCGCCACCTGCGATCATCACATCGGCAGGCCGCGCGGGCTTGGCGATGTGGTCCACGGGATCGCAGAGGCTACCGGCATCGGACCTGCGACTCGGATGCTCGTCGGCGACTGCGGCTGCGCGAAGCGCCGAGCCGCGCTGAATGCTGCGGTCCCGTTCACCGATAAGGAACGACATGGCACTGACCTATGACGGAACCGGAGGTCTCTTCACGAGGCTCGGCAAGCTCATCTACACGATGGACTTGATCCGCACGCACCAGTCGAACATGAAGTCCCGCATGTCCGATGTCGCGGGCGCTTACTCGAGCGCCGACATGTACATGGTCTCCGACTACATGACGAACGCAGAGCGCCGGATTCAGGAGATGGGTTCGATGCTGCTTGACATTCAGGCAGCCTGTGAGAAGACGCTCGTCGAGATGTGCTGGACCGAAGCGACGAGCAGCACGACGAAGACCAACACGATGCGGACGAAGACGCTCGGCGACGCTCTCGTCTGGCTCATCAGGGAGATGCGTGCGGATTCCGAGTCGATCGACGGAAACACGATCACCAAGTCAAGCGCGACATTCGGCGCGTCGAATGTCGGAGCTGGCAACTCATTCACCTACCTCAACAAGACTCCGAATGTGCTGCTCGGAGGGATGCAGGACTGGCAGAATGTTCGCGAGGAGGCGATCGAGTGCCGCGTGATTCAGGACTCCGTCTCTGGCGGTCTACAGCCGGGTAGCGAGATCTGGAGCGTGCGCGGTCAACCCGCGTACCCTGGCCTCGACTACAGGTTCCCGAGGGGCAGCGGCGTCAACATCATGATCGCGACGATGTGCGCGTCGGTCGATGCCGGCTGCCGAGGCCAGAACATCCTGACCAACAGCGACTTCGAGGATCAGACCACGAACCTGCCCGACCAGTGGACGGTGTCGAGCGGCACGGCAGGGACCCACTTCACGACGGAGACGGGAACCTACATGCGCGGCGCAAAGAGCCTCAAGCTCGCGGCCGGCACTGGCGGAACATTCTCGATCAGGCAGCGCATCGGCGCTGCGTCGGGAACCGTTGGACGCATTGTTCCTGATCGACCGTACCTCATGTCGTTCGCCTACAAGATCGATGCAGGATGCACTGGCGTGGTGCGCATGTGCGTGAAGGATGCATCTGGCAACATCATCGATAGCGGCGGGTTCACCCAGTCGTACACGCTGAACGGCGGATCGACATCGTGGGTCAATGTCGTGCAGAGCTTCCGAGCGCCGATCAATGTTCCGAGCGAGATCTATCTGCACCTAGAGACCACCACGACGATCGCGACGGCTGCCGCGTACATTGACGAACTCATACTTGCCGAGATGACTCCGATCGGCTTCGGAGGTCCTGCGATCGGCATCGTCGCCGGATCGACAGACCTGCGCGTCGATGACAAGCTGACCTTCTACTTTGAAAACAACAAGGCAGGGTTGTTTGCGATTGCGCTGGATCGCCTGTTCGACATGTACGGCCGTGGTCTTCAACTGCCGAGCAACTGGTCAGGCACGGAGACGATCGATGACGCGCTGATTGTTTGACGCGATGAGGTGCGCGATTATAGTTCCGCGCGCCTGACCGACGAGGAACCTGAGTTCATCGTCGTCTGCTTCGTCGAGCGCGATGGTGTAGAGGTCGAGGCACCGCCATGAGATCTCCGTCACCGAGATGCATGACGATGCCTCGCGCGTGACGCGCGCGGCGCGCAGCTCGACGAGAACCCGATGTACATGCTCTCGGACCCGCCTCGCCCGCAGTTTGGCGGGGATGGCATTTTTGCTCCGCATGTCAGAAAAAGTGTAGACGATTTCCGAGTCGGTCGATAGAGTGGTCGCAGGGACAGATCGTCCCTCCCCTCGAGCGTGGTGCTCGGGGCGAATCAGAGGAGGCTTCCATGCCTGACTGGGATCTGACGCCGCTCGTATTCGCGGCCATGTTCATCGTTCCTCTCGCACTCGCATCGATGATGGGAGGTGGCTCCGATGAGTGACCTCACCATCCGATCTGACTCGGCTCCGCAGCTCGACCCGATGAAGGTCGCGCAGGTGTTCCGCGCGTCCGGCATGTTCCCAGACATCCAGTCCGAAGCGCAGGCCGCGACCAAGATCATCATTGGTCGCGGTCTCGGCCTGACCGACTTCGACGCGATGAGCGGCCTGCACATCATCAAGGGGAAGGCTGTCTTGGCTGCGAACCTGATGGCCGCTGCCATCAAGCGCGCCGGCAAGTACGACTACCGCTCGTGCGTCAACGACGATGAGGCTCGGATCGAGTTCCGTCAGCGCACCCACGACGGAAAATGGGAGACGATCGGCATCACCTCCTTCACGATGGAAGACGCGAAGCGCGCGAACCTCGGCGGCGACAACTGGCGGAAGTACCCGAAGGCCATGCTCTTCGCCCGTGCGATCTCGAGCGGTTACAAGCAGCACTGTCCCGACGCGCTCGGAGCGGCTCCCGTCTATGTCGAGGCGCACGGAGAGTCTGAGATTCCCGACGAGCCGAAGCCCGATCCGAAGGCGAAGGCGCTGAGTCCTGCCGCCATGCGGTCGCTGTCGCCGGCAGAGCGCAAGGCCGAGACGGAGCGGCTGCTAGCGTCTACCCGCGAGGAGTTCGACGGGCGGGAAGTGCCGTCCGACGAGTTCACTATCCCTGCTGGATCTCGGATCGCGTCTGTGAAGACGAAGACGGGCGAGGTCTGGCGCGTCGACATCGAAGGACGGGATCCGATTGCCGTCAGGGAGCCATCCATCGCCAGTGCGATCGAGGCCAATCTCGCATTCTCCGAGCCGACCTACTGCCGGCTGACACACGACGGCAAGCGCGACATCGTGACCGAGATCGTCAAGGCTCCGAAGGAGGTGACGGCATGACGCGGCTCGAGGAACCCGGCACGCAGTCGATGCGCGCGCAGCTCGACATCGAGCAGGAGGATCCCAGGATCTTTCGGCCCGTCACCCTGCGCGAGGCGCTGCGCGTAGCCCGTCTCGTCAGGGACGACGAGACGCTTCCTCCTCCTGTCAGGCGTCTGGCCGAGGTTGGTCTTGTCCGTGACCTGATGCCAGGTCACCTGACGCCGAGACGGTCGGATCACGGATTCACGCTCGGCCTGACGCCGAGGACGATCAGCCGTCGATCGGTACGATGGTCTGGCATTGATCCGAGCCTGCGCGCAACTCTGGTGCAGGTGACAATGCGCGCGATCATCGCGGAGCGCGCGGCCGCGCTACGATAGACTCACTGATATCCCCCATGTGGCGGCGCGTCGGCTTCGGCTGGCGCGCCGCTTTCGTTCGTTTCGCTCGTCGGCCGCATCGTCGATCTGCCGCAGGAATGCCAGCGCCGCGTCCATGATCCCCTCTAGATCGCTCGTCATGGTGCCTCCTGAGTCGCCGCCTCATCGGACAGACGCGGCGGGAGATCCGCCTCGCTCAAATGCATATGCATCGATCTGCTGAATTTTTGAAGATCGGCGCAATTTGGCCGTTGACAGTTCGCGGCCCCTCCCCCTAAAACCCCCTCCCAGCAGTTGGCGCTCAGGTCGCGTGGCGCGATCTCGAATCAGGCACAGCGCAGTCGGATTGCCATCTGTCCCTCCGATGCGCATCAGATCATCAGTGATGATCTAGATCTACAGAGGGTACATGGAACGGGAACAAATCGTACTAGTACGAACGCGCGCGCGCGAGCTGTTCAAAGGCGGCGATTTCGACCATGAAGAGATCATGCATCTCTGGATGCGCCGCATGGCCTCGCGCGAGTACACGCTCGAGCGCGCGATGCGGGCGCTCGACCAGTACGCAGTCCGGCACGGCGGCAGCAAGGGCCGATTCATCGTCGGTCAGTTCATGCGGTTCGTGGACGCCGAATCGCGCGAGGATCCGCGCACCGTGCTAGTCGATCGTGCCGCGCTGCGTCGCGATGCCGAGTTGAAGCTCGCGCGTCAGGCAGATCAGGATGCCGCGACGGCAGAGGCCATCGAGGCCGACAGGCGCGTCGTGCTCGATGCCGACCCAGCGGTCGTCCATCAGATCATCAATGATCTGATTTCGTGGGGCGCACCTCCGCTCCGAGTCGCGCCGTCGTCTCTGCCGCGACCCTGGCGGATGGCGGTCGCTGACATCCTGCTCGACCGCATCCGAGCCGCCCCTACGGAGGCTGGCTACTACGAGCAGGTCCGAGACGATACGGGGGCATGGGCCGACGACCCGTCTCGGCCGCTGCGACCGCTCCCCGCGCGTGAGTGGTGGCGGCTGTACGGGGCGGCAGGGCTTGCCGCGCGCGGCGTCCTAGGCGTGGCGTAGGGTCTTGGTGGGGGTCGGCGCTCGGACGGCTCAGACGGCCGTATAGGCGGTTTGCATATGCAAGGTCCGTGATAACGGAAATCTTATACAGAATCGCCAAATATTCAAGGCATCTACTAGATCTGGCCGAATCTAGATGTATAGTGATCGTGTCGCGTCGGGACGATGAATCTCTCTCGCGCGCGTTGCGCGAGTACGCCAGCGCCGTCGCCGTCGGTTCCATGTTGCCGCCGGCGGCGGCGATGACGCACAACCAAACACAGAGGACATCATGCCAACCATCTATGACATCTCAGAGGACATGGCGGCGCTCGACGCGCTGCTAGCGGAGACGGGCGGCGAGATCACGCCTGAGGCCGAGGCCGCGTTCGCGGCGTTCGAGGCCGAACTCGCCGCGAACCTGCACAGCAAGACCGACGCGTACTGCGCGCTCATCGCGGAGATCGACGCCAGGGCGGCGGCGCGCAAGGCCGAGGCCAAGCGCCTCGCCGACCGCGCGAAGACGGACGAACGCACGGCCGACGCGCTGCGCGAACGCCTCCGATTCGTGTGGGAGACGCGCAAGCTCGGCAAGGTCGAGACCGATCGATTCACGGTCAGCCTCGCCAAGAACGGCGGGAAGGCTCCGCTCGACATCCGCTGCGGCGTCGAAGACCTGCCGTCGTGGGCTGTCAAGACCGAGACCATCGCCAGCGCCGACAAGGACGCGATCCGCGCGCGGCTTGAGGCCGGCGAGGCGCTGCCGTTCGCCTCGCTCATGGAGCGCGGGACGAGGATCAGCATCCGATGAGTACTCGCCCCTACTACAGCCAGAGCGTCAGGCTCGGCATCCGTTCGATCATCTACCGTGTCGTGCCGCAGACCGAAGACGAGATCGCCGCGATCAGGTACCTGACGCGGCGCGCCGCAGCCTATGACCATGCTGCTAGGATGCGTTCGAGCGCGCATGGATGCGCGAAGGCCGGCGCGTTCCCTGATTCCGCGTCGGCCGTGCCTGTCGCGCCGGCGAAAGCCGACGCGACGGATTCGAGCGGAGGTGCGGCATGACGCAGAAGCTCGCCGCGAAGCGAGTCGCTCCAGCAGACGACGAGGTGCTGACGACATTCGCGCGCACGATGCGCGAGGGCGACACTATCTGGCTGCTCGACCGCACGGGCGTTCCTCTCGGCCGCATCCACATCGAGCGCGCGCGCAACGGACGCGCTCGGGTCGCGCTTACCGCGCGGCGCTGGATCCGCATTGCGCGCATGGAGGATCAGGATGGATGACAGAAGGATCCGCAATGACCGCATGGCGATGGTCGCCATCGGAATCAGCATCGCCCTGAACCTGTATCTCATCGGATACATCATGGGCAGGATGGGCTAACTGCGGCAGGAGCCGCAAGGAATCAGGCAATGGCGACATGGACTGACTACATCGTTCTCGGCAGCGCCGTCGCGATGCTCGGACTGGCGATCATGTACGCGAGGCGCGTCGTGTGGCAGCTCGACGAGCGCGACCACGACGCGCAGAAGGAGGAGCGATGAACGACCTACATCGAGAGATCATCGATCACACGATCCAGCAGATGGAATGGTCGGCGAAGTCGAGGACCGTCTGGACGGCGGACTTCATCGAGGAGGTCGTGATTTCGCTCAAGGCGCTGCGGAAAAGCGAGAACGACCTGCGCGCGCGCGTTGCGGAACTCGAGGACATCATCGCCGGGAGGAAGCCGCTCATCGACGGAGGTGACGCATGAAGGAGTACGCATCTCGATCCGACTTTTCCGCGCTCGACCTGTTCTCAGCCGCGACCCGCGCGCGCGCCAGCGACCCGGCGACGAGCCGCGCCGCCGCGCAGAGCCTCGACACGCGCACGATCCTCGCGCAGCTGGCGCGGGCGTACCGCGATGCCGGCGCAGCGGGACTGACAGACGAGGAGGCCGGAGAGCGCGTCGGAAAGGTCGGCGCGTGGAAGAGATGCGCAGACCTGCGCAGGCTTGGAATGATCGCGCCCGATGGTCGGACGCGAACAGGGATCAGCGGACGCGAGCAGCGCGTCTGCACATGGAGGAACGCATGAACACGCTCAGAGACAACGCAGAAAGGCTTGTGACGCGGCTCCACATCGAGGGTCGCAAGGACGACGCAGACACGGTATCTGCGCTAATCCGCGACATGCAGACCCGTGACGCAGATGCGCGCCACTGGATCGCCCAGTGGAATCAGGTGCGCGTGGAACTGGAAGACCTCAAGGCGCTGCGGCGGCGTCAGATCGAGACGGAGGAGGTGGCCGACACCACCAACACCAACGACATCGACGCGCTTATGAAGGTATTGGATCCGAATTCCGGCAAGCGTCCTACTTGGGATAACTGGGAGGTCGTGATCTTTGCTGCGGACGCCATCCGCCACCACGCCGCGCTAAGCGCGCTCGTCGCGGAGCGGGACGCGCTGCGGAGGAACACGACAGAACTGGAATCGGAACTCACGGCATCCGCACAGCGTGTGTCCGACCTGATCGCGGAGAAGTGGCGATTGCAAGATCGAATCAAGGAACTTGAGGCGCAGCCACCCGCCGACCGCGACCGCAACATGCGCGAGCGGCTGGTGTGCGCGATCTGGCCTGTGCTCATCCAGCAATGGCGCGAGTACAAGGACGCCATCGACCCGCGAGGATGTGCGAGGGATGATGCTCTTGAAGAGGCCGACAAGATGCTCGCCGCGATGCGGAAGGGGGACGAATGCAATCGCTGACACCACAGACACCGATCAGGTCGTGGGCCGTCATGTCGCGTCTTGACGGAGGCCAGCGCTGGGAGATCGAGCACGCCAAGAATGCTTCGGTCACGACGCTGGCGGAACTTGCGGCGTGGGGTAGACCAAAGCAGGGGCAATGGAGCGGATTCGGCAAGACCAAGATCGCTGCATGGACTGCAATCCTCGCGGAAGCGGGACTGGAATGGCGCGGCATGGCTCCCGTGTATCCGCGAGGGAATCCGATGTACGCCAACATCACGCCGATGACCGAGGAGCCTGAGGATGTGGTCTACAGACTACAGGTTGCGATCGACAACGACTGGCTCGGTCGATTCCCGATGCCGGCGCGCAACATGATCCCTGAGGCGATTCGCGAGATTCGCGGGTTGCGGAGCGGACAGGACGTTCTGATGGATGAGATGAAGCAGGATCGGCAGGCGATGGCGTTAGCGCGAGAAACCATTGAACGCCTCCGCGCCGAACTCGCCGCCGCGAAGAAGCGCATCGAGGAACTTGAGCACCCGATTCGGAATCCGCTCTCTAGCGCCCTTCAACTGGAAGAGGCGCTTCGGCATGAGAAGAAGGAAGGGGGTGGCGCGTGAAGTTCATCGTCGGCATCAACAACGACGGCTGGCCGACGGCGATTCCGCTCGACCGCGTGCGCGAGATCCGCATCGACCCGGACGATGCTGCCGCAGTCATCGAGTTCCGCGATGATCCGACGATCTCGCAGACGCTTGATCCATGCATCATCTGCGACGATGCGAACCTGCAAAACTGCTTGCGGATCTTCGTGCCGAAGAAGGATGCGCGATGCGATATCTGAGCCTGTGCAGCGGCATCGAAGCCGCGACCGTCGCGTGGCATCCGATGGGCTGGGAGCCGGCAGCGTTCGCCGAGATCGAAGTCTTTCCCGCCGCAGTGCTGCGGCATCACTACCCGGACACGCCGAACCTCGGCGACATGACAAAATGGAGAGATTGGAATGTGGGAGCAATCGACCTTCTCGTGGGGGGAACCCCCTGCCAGTCATTCAGCGTCGCAGGACTCCGCAGTGGATTGTCCGACCCGCGCGGAGGACTCATGCTTACATTCCTTGAGATCGCTCAGAGTCTTCGGCCTCGATGGGTTGTCTGGGAAAATGTCCCCGGTGTCCTGTCAAGCGGAGGAGGACGGGACTTTGGTTCCTTCCTCGGGGCGCTGGGGGAACTGGGGTATGGGTGGGCCTACCGAGTCTTGGACGCTCAGTGGTGCCGAGTGGACGGGTACGAGCGCGCCGTCCCGCAGCGCAGACGGCGTGTGTTCGTTGTCGGATGTCTTGGAGACGCGACCCGTGCCGCCAAGGTTCTATTTGAGCGTCAAAGCGTCGAGCGGAATCCTGTGCCGCGCCGAGCGAAGGCGCAAGGCGCTGCCGCCGATGCTGAAGATGGCGCTCGATCAGATCGCATCCATGAAACGGTAGGCGCTCTCTGCGCCGACACGCACCCTGGCGCGTACAGCGGCCAAGATGCGTACACGGGACGATTGATTCCCGCCGTTGCAGGCACTATCGACTGCGACATTCCGAAGCAGCGCGTGCAGAACATGGCGGCAGGGCATCGGCTTGCCGTCGCAACGCAGATGGTCGTGCGCCGCCTCACCCCCGTCGAGTGCGAGCGCCTGCAAGGATTCCCCGACGACTACACGAACATCCCGTGGCGCGGCAAGGCTGAAGCGCCCGACGGGCCGCGATACAAGGCGCTCGGGAACAGCATGGCGGTCAACTGCATGAGGTGGATCGGGCGGCGCATCGACGCCGTCGAGAAGGGAACGGAACTTCCGGCATGAACACAACACAGAAAATGCTCGGTGTTAGCGAGCGCGAACGACTGCTGTTAGACGCAGCCGATGCAGTGCGCCAGCGCGGCGCGACCTACGGAAGCCCGCAGGAGCACTTCGCCCGCACCGTCGGCGCGATCAATGTGATTTTCGCCCACAAACTCAGAGAGCCTCTGACGCCTGCCGACTGGGGGATCTGCATGATCCTCGACAAAATGGCGAGGGAGCAGCACAGCCCCAAGCGCGACAACATGATCGACGCCGCCGGATACGCCGCGTGTGTTGCGGAGATCCGCAGCGAGACGGAGGCGTTCAACGCATCGTGGGACAACGCGAGAAAGGCCAGCAATGAGACCTGTGCATGACGAGGAGATGATCGCGGAGGCCGTGCAGTTCGCCGACCAGCTCGACTGCATCGCGCCCGAAGCCGTAGACTCGGACACCGTCAGGGTTCCCGTCGCCACGATAAGGGCGGCGGCCAGGTTCCTTAGATCTGTGATAAGGGACGCAGAGGAGCAGGCAGCACAGGCGCGCGCCGCTCACGACTGCGTCGTCGCGGCAGACCGAATCATTCAGCGCCTTGAAGAGAGGAACGCCACATGAGATCAATGCTCAAGTACACCTGCTACACATTCACGGCCATCGGGATCCTGTGCACCATCGTAGGATGCCTCACATCCGACGCTGGTGCCATCGACGCCGGC